AGCTTTATCCAGGTAGTGAAGATGGAAGGTTAAAGCTCAAAATGTTTGCTGAGATGAAAGGCAATGCAACAAGAGCAATAAAGAGTATATCAGAGCATATCACAAAAGATGGTATTCAATTGAAATTCAAGCTTCATGGAAAAGAAAAGTCACTTGAACTGCTTGGCAAACATCTTGGCATGTTTATGGAGAAATTCGATCTTGCCGATGATCTCAAAAAGATATTAGTTGAAAGAATCTTCACTGATAATAGGCCGAAAGAATGAGTGTAGAGACACAGATACAAGATAAAGTGCAAATTCATTATCACTCTGGTCAAAAGAAGATATTTTTCGACTCTAAGGCCAAAAAGAAGGTTATAGCTAAAGGGCGTAGATTCGGGTTGACCAAAGGTTATGCTAACCGAGCTATCGAATATCTGATAGATGGGATTGGTCCCGGATTGTGGATAGATACGGTGAATGCGAACATAGAAAGATATGTGGAGCGGTATTTTTTTCCAGTATTGAGGCATATCCCTCAGAAGGATTGGAAGTGGAGGCAGCAGAGGAAGGAGCTTGAGATATTTGGCAATAAGCTTGATATGAGAAGCGCAGATAGGCCGGAGTTGATTGAGGGTTTTGCCTATAAATTCATTATGCTGAATGAGGCGGGAATCATATTGAGGAAGGAATATCTTTATTACAATGCTATCCTTCCAATGACACTAGACTTTAATCCTGATTTCTATGTTGGTGGAACGCCCAAAGGTAAAGGCTTATTCCATGAATTAGCTGTTAAGGCAGACGACCCATTGACTGAGAATCAGGAATTTTTCCGATTCACTTCGTTTGATAATCCATACCTAACGAAGAAGGATGTTGAAGAGCTCACGAAAGAGTTGCCTAAAGCTATCCAGGAGCAGGAGGTATATGCTAAATTCTTAGAGGATGAATCGACTGTATTCAGGAATCTCTTGCAGTGTGCTACGGCAACGCCTCAAAACCCAGAGACAGGGAAGCGGTATTATCTGGGTGTGGATATAGCAAGAGTTCAGGATTATACAGTCATAGATGTATTAGATAGTGATGGCAACCAAGTTTACATGGATAGATTTAATATATTAGATTGGAAGATACAGCGAGAGCGGATTAAATATGTTGCTCAGTTATACAATAATGCCCAGGTCTGGTTGGATGCTACAAGTATGGGTGGTGATATGATGTATGAAGATCTGCGTGACTTGAATTTGGATGTTCAGCCATACAAGTTCACTAATGAGAGCAAGAAACAATTAGTCCAAGCTGAAATGATGGCATTAGAGCAAGAGAAAATAAGGATATTCAACAAGAATGACCCTAATGGAAAAGTGCAGTTCAATGAGATGGTGATATTCGAATATGAGATAACATCATCCGGTCTTATTAGGTATCAAGCCCCAGAGGGTTTTCATGATGATTGTGTTTATGGGTTGGCTTTGGCTAATTGGGGTGTTCAGCATGGGGGCGGAGGAGCCGTAGGGATACCGAAAGTGGGGACAGGTGATATATGGTCATGAACATAAAGAAATCCTTTGCATCTATAGTCGCTTCCCAGAAGACAAAGGCTAAATTCATGAAATACAAGATGTCTGCCCAGAAAGGGCGGGTGACAAAACTTGAGAATCAGGTCAGTAAACTCCAGCATCTTATGAAGGATGATATTCTTGCTTTGACTGATGCTGTGTCAGGCTATAAAGGTAACGCTTATCCCAGTTATGAATCCGCGGTGGCAGAGATAGACAGAAAATACAAGGGTGTAGCCGATTGGGGGGTATTGCAGACAGGAAGTATTATCGACCTTCGAGCTGCCTTCATCATAGGCGATGGTTTAATAGTATCAGCAGAAGGTGAAGAGGCGGAAAAAGAACTGGAATGGGTAGAGGAATTTTTGAAATATAATGACCTTGACCGTGAGGTTGCCCAAGAGTTTGCTAAGGAAGCAGAGATTGAGGGCAAAATCGCCCTGAAGCTGGCGTTGGAGGAGGACAAAGAACAGGATAAAGAGGTAGGCGAAAAAAACAAGAAGTGGAAGGTGTCTGTCCGGTTCATTAGTTGGTTGGATAAGAAATATGAAGTCGTGCCTAATCCTTTGGACTATTTAGACTATCAAAAGCTCAAGTGGAAGGCTACGGGCAAACGTAAGGAAGAGACGCTTGATGCCAAGGAGTTTGTCTACAAGAAGTTCGGTGGTCGGATAATGAACCCGAATGAGGCCGCTCCGAAGATAATGAAATGCCTTCCTCAAATAGAGAGCTTTGATAAGGCACTGAGGGATTGGAGACAGATTAATCACATCTTTGCTGGCCCAGTTTTCTATGCGGAATGTGAAGATCAGAAAGAAGTCGATGCCATGCTTACTGCCTTTACTGATAAAAACTTTAAGATTAATAAGATATTGGCCGGTACTGCTAAAGTATATTTTGTAAAATTAGATGTTGGGGGTATAGAGTCGATTGAAAATGAGATTGCGGACTTAGCAAAAGTGATAAGTGGCACGACTGGCGTTCCTGTCCATTGGTTTGGATTTGTGGATCTTATGTCAAATAGAGCAACGGCAGATGATCTTCTAAACATGATAAATGCCGCCACAACTAAGGAACGGCAAACATGGATTGGAGCTTATGAGGAAGTTATACATAAGGCGATGATGATGTGGAATAATGCTGCAGAGAAAGGGATGAGCAAGGAGAAGCAGCTTGATCCTGATAAGATTAAGGTTGATATCCCGATCATAACCAAGATGCACTATGACCGATTGGAGAAGATATTCTTGCCTGCTGTTATAGCGGGTAAGATTTCCGATGAGGCTTGGCTGGCGATGTTACCTGGATTCGATGTTAAAGCAGAACTGGATAGAAAAGAGGAGAAGGAGAAGAGTGAGTTTGAACAGATAAAGAATGAGAATAAGGATTTAAAAGCCAATAAATTAGAGAAAGATTTGTTTGGAGGAAGTAAGAAGGAAGAGGAAGAATAAATGAAGGATAAAAGAGTTGATATTTTACTGGAAACTTATGATGAGCATAAAAAATGTAACCATTGTACACAAGACCAAGGTTGTCACTGGTGTTTAAAGATGATGAAAGATGGGTTTCCAAAACAAGTAAATTGTTATGGATATATCAGGAGATGTGAATTAGAGAAGGAAGAATAAATGCCATATACAGAGATTAAGGAGGAAGTCGTAGATGGCAAGAGGAAGTGGTGTTTTCGGAACAAAGAAACGAGACAAAGGATTTGTGCTGATAGTCATGAAAAAGCCGTTAAAGCAATGAGAGCCAGGTATGCACATGCCCAAGAATTTTCCAGAATAAAGAGATTTGTATTAGTAAAGGAAGGCGATTAATGTGTTGTGGCAAAATGATAAGAATTCCCAGTAAGCGGGAAAAGAGGATACTAACAACAGGAGATATAAGTATAGATTTAGATAGGGAAAATAGGGAGAAAAAAGATGATAACAACAAAACAAGTAAACGTGAACTTAGAAAAGGGTCGAATTAAGCTCAATCAGGTGACCACAAAGACTGTAGATGCCAGTATCAAGGTTGAGCCTCCAAAAGCACCGATTAAGGCAAAGAGCATTACCACTACCACTCTTCCAGATGTTGCTGATATAGCAGAGAAGAAGAGGCGTGATGATATCATGGCAGAGCAGAAACTTGCCATGAAGGATAAGAAGAAGATTGTGATGGTAGAAAAGGAGACAAGCTTTCAGGAAAACATAGTTACCTATCAAAAAGAGCAAAATGAAATAATAGCTAAAGAAAAGAGCCTGAAGATGAAGGCAGAAAAGAAGCCTTGGAATAAGATGAATACTAAAGAGAGAAAAGAATATCAGGCAGAGAAAGCAAGGAAAAAGAAATGAAATTCACAGCTAAACTCCAGCAAATGGCATCCTCGGAGATAATGAATATTATCCCTAAAGATATCTATGAGGAGATTAAACAGCGAGATCCGCATCCGCTCTTTCAGGCTTATGTCGTAGGTCATGAGGGTGAGGCAACAGGTGAAGTGGTAGGAGTGGGGACAAAGATATTGAACTGGTTCTCATCGGCAATAAATAAGATATGGAAAAAGCTAAGTTATGGAATAAAAATATTTCATAGTCATAATGTAGACTCAAGTCACGAGGGACGGCAATCAATAGGAGAGGTTGTCGGTAAGGCAATAAAGACGATCAAAGATAGGGTTAATGCCATAGCCATCATGTATATTTATCCTGAATATAGAGATTTAGGTTTTGACATAGCTTCGATAGAAGTTGATATGGACATTACTGGCGACAATGTTCATGATGTGAATGTAGGGGATGTTACGGGGATTGCTTTGGGTAATTCGAAAATCGAGAAGCCCGGGTTTGAAGGTGCTACATTGTTATCCCAGATTCAGGCGATGTCAAGGAAGTTGGAGATAACTGACGAACCTAAATGGGAACTCAGTTACAATAGAACTCGCCAAGGAGAACAAAGGTTCGAACTGGTGAAGGAGGCCTAATATGGCTGAAAAGATAACGCTAGGTGAGATTAAAGAAATCATCAAGGCGGAGAAAGTATCTCCGAGCGATCTGTTCGGAGTGGAAGATTTAACCACTGATCCATTAGTTATGGGATTCGTAGATTCTACTGTTAAGGAGCTGAAAGGCAAATTATCAGGAGAGTACGAGGCTCGCAAGAGAGTTGAGAAAGATGGCAATAAAGACAAAGATGATGCTGATGATGAGATGAAGAAGAAGGATGAGAAAATCAAGAAGCTAGAGATTGAGGGTGCAAAAAGAGACGCCACTGAGCTTTTTAGCTCAAAGATGAAGGAACGAAAACTTGGTAAACAACAAGAAGCATTCCTTAAATCAAAACAAAGCGGCTTCACACCCGAAGACCCCGAGAATCTTGATAAAGAGGTTGATAAGTTCTTGGATAAAAACGTAGAGGAATACAATGCGACAGCCAAGATATTCGGACATAAAACAGATGAACCAAAAGGCGGAGAACCAAAAGGCGGAGGCGAGCCTGGTGAAGGTGGATCAAAAGAAGACGACGAATTAATACCGGATTGACCGGGAAAAGAACGGCAGGCAAAACAGCCGATTGTCTGGGCGGAAAAAATCCAATAAGGCTGGAGTAGTATAATGGCACAATTTTTAAGAACAGCAACACCTGACGGAGATTGGCGCAGCTTCAAATTTACCAATGCACTCGTTCCGGCTTTAACACTGACCGAGGGTTTGATTTATCAGATCCAGGACACGATTGGGGTATTGCTTCTCGATATCCAATACACAGCAGCGGGATGCAAAAAAGCCAAGACAATCGGATCAGGCGAAGAGGGAGTTCTCATTTATCATGCGGAGAAAATCCGGGTCAACAAAGATACTGGAGTTGCATGTCTTCCAGGAGATGCAATTTATTGGAATGGAGTTCAAGGTGGAAATGTCAGTTGTAGATATTCAAGTGGTGGAATTTGGATTGGAATATGTGTATGGGCAGCCGCAGCGGGTGATACTACAGTTATAATTGACATGAAGGGTGAAGTTGGTCTGCTGGAGTTAATAGCATAAGGAGAAAATGATGAGAGGAAAAATAATAAAAGACTGGGATAAGGTTGACTGGAGAAAACTCTTTGTTCCTGGAGAGAAAGACGTACAACATCAGCGTGCGCTAATGAAGGCACTTTCATTCTTTCTTGCTATTCCCAACACGAATGTTCCCACACAATTTGCTAGCGACGAGAAGTTCACAGAGAAAAAGAAAGAATTTGACACGGCCAGGATGCAATATTTTGCCACACTGAACGATTTCCCCGCAACCGCAAAGGAAGTCATAGACAAATATCACGAACTTGCCGTATATGACAATGGTTTTGAGCAGATCTTCAATATGCGTGATTATACCGGATCAAGAAGAGATGGCTTTTCCATTGATACAGTACGGGCAGGACTGACTTTCAGGAAGATGCTAACTGGTGAAAAACTTCATGTCTATCAGATGGAAGGAGAGAGAGAGTTCATATACTTCGATTACTATGGCGGAGCACTTGGATGGGATAGGAAGCTCTTTGAGAACCAGGATTGGTGGCAGCTTGAGGAGAATGCGATTGAATTCAGGAATGAGGCATACAGGATCAGAGCAGCCACGTTTTATGCTTTAATTGAGGCAGTAGGTACGGCTGCTGGATGGGTTGATATTGGTTGGGCGGCTCATCCCGATGGCGTTGCAGCTGGAAATAGAGGCTATATAGCAGCAAGAGATGCTGCGACCATGAATCTTGCAGCCCAGACAATTCTTCTGGCATGTCAGGCCAGCGGTTACGGAATTTCAGCACAGAATGTCTCATTTATCATCCTTGCACCAATCCAATTGAGAGCACGAATCAAGCAGGCCCTGGGCGTAAGTTATGATACAGCAGATCGTGCGACTTCTGTTATCGACTACAATTTCACCACAATTATCACAACCATGCTTGCAGTGACAGATCATTATTGGGTAATTCTTCCCAAGAGAAAAATTGTCGGTGGGGATAGGCTGAATTTGGAGACCTATTCTGAATTCGACATGCTTTCTCGGACGGATTCAGCAGCCGGATGGATGGCTTTTGCAGGTGGAATTGGAGATACGGACCAGATGGAGCGTTGCAATATCGTTTAGATTGAAGTTAAGTTGAAATTAGAGAGAGGAGTAGGGGTAAACACCTATTCCTCTTTTCTATAAAGGAGAGAATATGACATTTAAAGCATCTGATATTAAGGTAACAATTAAAATGAAAAAGATTGTCAAATTATCAATATTATTAAACATTTGGAAAGCTCATCTCTGTTCAGTTGATAGTTATCTTATAGCATTTTGGGCAATTACACACATAAGAATTTATTGGATTCACAAGAGAAAGATATTCCCATATTTTGAATTATCAAAAATGGGTAGTTTGACACATTTTGGGTTAGAAACATGAGACAAGGAAAGAACTGGGGATATACGACAGAATTCTTCCGTAATGCTATGGTCAGCACCTACCATCTTGAAATAAAGGAAGGTGGGTACTGCTCAGAGCATCGCCATAAACATAAATACAATCTGTTTTATGTTCTCTCTGGAGTATTGGAATTGACAATCTGGCGTGATAAGAAAAATAAAGATATAACTGTTATTGAAGCAGGGCAATCAACTGCAATATCACCTGGCTTTTATCATAAATTCAAGGGATTAACAAAATGCGAGGCTATCGAAATCTATCAAGTTCTTTTGATTGATCCCGATATTGAGCGTAGAACAGTAGGGGGCATTAAATAATGGAAATACCATTTGCTGTAATTTGGATACTTATTGGTATAGGTTTCTTTTTTTTAATATTAACATTTATAGATTTAATAAGACATGGGGGGCATTAAATAGTGACCATAATAACCACGTCAGATATAAGAGTTAGTAAAATCGTAGAAGAAATGGACAGAAGAAGGGAGAACTGCAGGATTAAAAAGCAGAAAGAGGATATGATAAAGGCAAATTGGAAAGAACTCCATAAAAAGGGATTTGGCTATACGGCAGAGGGCAGGAAACCAGTAATTCTTGATTATGAACAGGGAAGAATGCTTTATGATATTCTGCCTGATGGATCATGGAAAAATCAAAGGTGTTTCATCATTGGAGGAGGCGAAAGCTTAAAGGGTTTCGATTTCTCCAAGTTGAAAAACGAACTTGTGATCGGTGTGAACCGTGCTTATGAGATGGGCAACTGTACAATCAATTATGCTATGGATAACAATCTTTACCATTGGATAACGAAGGGAAAACTAGGTTGGGAGGCAAAAAAGAGATTTAAAGATTTCAAGGGCATTCCTGTCTGGCTTGACTCTGCCGGTTATGACTATCCAAGAGGCATATTTATACTTAATAAATTAGATAGTCATAAAAATAGTTATGTTATGAAAGATGGCATTAAATCGGGAACCAATGCGGGATTCGGTGCCTTGAATCTTGCTGTGTGCCTAGGGGCCAATCCTATATATCTCCTTGGATTCGATATGGAGGGTAAGGATGGGAAGCAAGTCTGGTGGCACAATGGATATCCCGAAAATCAAATAGAAAGGGTATATGATAAATTCATTCTTGATTTCAAGAAAATAGTCCCAGACCTCAAAGAAAAAGGTATTCAGGTAATAAACCTTAATCCTGACAGCAAATTAAAGTGTTTTGATTTTGGAAAATTCGAAGATATAAAACCGATAAAGCGACCCGTGATCGTATCTTTTTATACAAAGGGAACCGGATATGAAGAGCAGGTAAAACAATTAAAAATTACTCTGAAGCGATTCAATCTGGAGAATGATGTTGTGGGTATTGCAGACAGAGGCAGTTGGCATAAAAATACTTATTATAAATCACAATTCATCCAGCAAATGATGAATAAGCATCGCGGACGTTCAATCGTCTATGTCGATGCGGATGCCAAGATGCGCATGAATCCTGTGTTGTTTAATAATCTTAAATGTGATTTTGCCTGTCATTTTCACACAGGAAAAGAACTTCTTTCTGGAACGCTTTATTTTGGAAACACAAAGGGGGCTCGTTATTTAATTAAAAAATGGGTAGAAGAAGACAAGCTACATCCAGAGACCCCTATGCCACAGAAGAATCTGCGAACCGTATTTGACAGGGAGAAGAATAAAATTAAGTGGAAGGCATTGCCTGTTGAATATTGCATGATATATGACAGCCGTTCACGCTACAGAGTCAATCCAGTTATAGAGCATTTTCAGTTGAGCAGGCAGTACAAGGGTACAAAAAGCAAGCGGCACAAGGGTACAATAAATCAATCGCTTGTTGAAATACGAAAATTTTGTAAGGATAAAAAAATCTGCCTTCTCGGAAATGCCAATTCTATTCTTAATGGAAAAAAGGATATAGACTCATTTGATATAGTCTGTAGAATGAATAGGGGATATCCCGGGGGGAAAGAGAAGTTTATTGGTAGTCGTACCGATGTGCTTTTCTTATCAACGGGCTTGAGTGGTGAGAAGGTTCGGGGCTTATTTAACCCTCGTTTTGTTGTCTGGATGACCGCTTGCCATAGGTTGGCATATCCCTGGGTTTTTAAAAGTGCCGTACAAAATCCAGCAGAGGACTGGAAAGCTCTTCATAACAAGCTTTCCATAAACCCCACGACTGGCATTATGGCTTTGAATTTCATCCTCAAGCACATAGATTTTAAAAGTCTCGATATATATGGTTTTGATTTTTTCAAAACGAAGACTTGGTATAATGCAAAAATAGACAATGGACAGAAACATAGTGGGGAAAAAGAGGAAATTCTATTCATGAACATGATAAAAGATAGGCCAAATGTGAAATTCACATGAGAAGAAAATGAAAGAAGAAAAGAAAATAATTATAGCCATTCCCACTTGTTCCTCGGGGCGAATTCCCACGCTTATCAAGACAGTAGAGACAATTCAGGCTGGGGAATATAAGAATGTCCATCCGGTGATACTTGCTGACGGCAATCCAGAGATAGAAAGGGTGGCAAAAGAAAAGTTGCACCATATTTCAGTTATAGCAAACAGAAAGAGAAGGGACTGGGTATTTTCTATAAACCGGATATTACGAGAATTCGATTCGGATTATTATATTTTTGGTTCAGATGACCTCACCTTTCAACCCCGTAGCATTAAATATGCTATGGCAAAAATGCAGGAATGTTTCCCTGATGGTTTTGGGGTTATTGCCCTTGCAAGGAAAAATAAATGCACCTTTGGTCTCTTCGGCCATAAGTTTGCTGACCATTTTCCGAATCGGCAGGTGTTTTGTCCCGACTATATACATTATGCTTCAGATTCAGAGCTTATGCGGTGTGTTAGAGCATTGGATAAATATGCTTATCCCCCAGAAAGAAAAGGCATGGTTTTGCATTCCCGGTTGAAAGATGAAACGTGGAGATTGGCGCGGCGAGTCAGGACTAGAGACCATGTAATACGCGATGAACGACAGGAAAAAGGTTATTTATGGGGAGTTGATTTTAATCTTATAACAACGAGAAGCTAATGGAAAGAGGAATGAAGGTAACTGTAGTTGTCCCTAGCTGTTCTTCCAGCCGAACTCCTATGCTTATCAAGGGGGTTGAATCGATTCAGGCGAATACGTATAAGAATGTCCACATTGTAATCGTTGCCGATGGGAATTTAGATATATTTGAAACTACAGGGACATATTTTGAGAACAAAGAATCGGAGAATGTTACAATCATTTTAAATAAAGAAAGGAAGGATTGGGTTTTCTCTATGAACCGAGTGTTTAAGGAGTTTGGCTCGGATTATTATATCTATGCAGCAGACGATCTCTTCTTTCCACCTGCTTGTATTGATTATGCCATGATAAAGATGTGGCAATGTTTCCTCGATGGTTTTGGACTTGTCAGCATCGGGAAAAAACATAAATGTGCATTCGGTCTTCTTGGTTATAAGTTTGTCGAGCACTTTCCAGACCGACAGGTATTCTGCCCCGACTATATACATTATGGTTCGGATGCAGAGCTTTGGTGGACTGCCAACAAGCTAGAAAAGATTGCTTATATAGCACATAGGCCAAGTTCGGTTGGCCATCATAAAATGAAAGATGAGACGTGGAGAATAGCAGAAGGGTTTAGGGCCAGGGATAATGCAATATATCATCAACGGAAGAAAATGGGTTTAAGTTGGGGAATTGATTTTAAACTTATAGCAGAAAAATGATTAAAATTTATTATGTTCCAACATTAGGAGAGGGTACAAGAGAGTATAGGCTTATCAAACAGGGTCTTATGAATAACTCCAGAGTTGAGCTTGTTGGCAGTAAAGAGGAAGGTGATTTTATCTTCCAGTTTTATTATCTCTCCAAACATAAACAGCATTTTCCCCATGATCTCCCACCAGAAAAGACCGTACTCATTGATTATAGCGATAAAGTCTACTGGCTTTCTCATGTTCCGTGCTTTGCGTATTTTAAGAGAAGTTGGCCGGCGATGGTAAGAAAAGAGAATTACATTAGCAGAACACTTATTCCAAGGGCCCCTCATCTTCATCCCATAATGATGGCGATTATGGATGAGTTCATAATTAAAGAAGAAATGGAAAGAGATGTAGCACTATCATGTACATTAAGGAGACATCGGCATAGGAAGAAATACGCACACCGTAACAGAGTGAGGGTTTTGGATCTTTTGGGGAAAATGGATATTCGGGGTAAAACGTATATCGAGGAATTTAATAAGGGAACAATGCAGAGGTTCAATGCGCCGGATATGAGAGATTATTTTAAATTATTGAAAAGGAGTAGGATCATAGTGACCTGCAATCCCGATCCGTGGGAGGGAGATCATAGAACATGGGAAGCTTTTGCAAGCGGGACGCTTGTTTTTGTCGACAGGATGTGGACACCAATGACGTATCCACTCGTTGATGGAAAACACTGTATATTCTACGATCCATCAGATCAGGGACTCGAGGAACTTCGGAAGAGGATTATATTTTATTTAGAACATGGCGAACTTGCTTATGACATTGCCAGGGAAGGTCACGATTTTACAATGAAATATCACAGGGCATCGAACAGAATAGATGAGATATTGGATGTGATAACATGAATTTCCCTAATGGATGGCTATCGGGAAAGCAGGCTTCATATCTGGCGCAGCTTGTGAGAGATGTTGTTGGAGTGGAGGGTGGGTTCCTTGAGGTGGGCTCATGGCATGGCCGCTCTTCGGTTGTCATAGGGTTAGAGGTCAAGAAATTAAATAGCTGCCTTTATTGCGTGGATATATGGAGTAAAAAAATGGTGGGAGAAGAGGAGAAAAAACGCAAGAAGACAATAAAGGCGTACAGGGATATGCCTGATGTGGCAGCGATATATTTTAAGGGGGATTCTTTTCTCATCTTCATCGAAAATATTAAAGTGAATGGCTTAGGTGATACTATAATTCCCGTCGTAGGACTCTCTTCGACGGTAAGGGCAACATGGAAAATTCCCCTTAGATTCATTTTTATAGATGGTAATCATGAGTATGAATATGTACGTGATGATTCTCTGTGGAGACAGTTTTTAACGATCGGGGGAATTATAGCTTTTCATGATTATCGGCGGGGGAGCGAGGTCAAAAAAGCTGTCAATGAAGAAATGGATAATGATTCTAATTTTGAAATGATAGGCGGGATTCATAACATTAAAGTATTCAGGAGATTGAAATGAATTTGGATAATTATCTGCCAAGACTCAACTTGAAGACAGTAGAATTCTTAAAGAAAATCATAACACCAGAGAGTTTAGTTTTTGAGACTGGTTCAGGTAATTCGACTATTTGGTTCGGAAAGCAGATCAAAAAAGTTGTTGCACTAGAGGATAATAGAGATTGGTATGATAAAGTTCGGGAATTTGCAAAGCAAGAAAATCTACAGAATATAAAATTATATTTTGATCCCGACTATTCAAGAAAACAATTCAAAGACATACTGAAAAAAGAGGATATTATTGAATATGACATTGTTTTACATGATGGGCCACACAGTGTGGGCTTGAGAATATCGGCGATGAAATTTATACATTCCTTTGTAAAGCCAGGTGGATATCTTATTATCGATGATACGCATAAAAGCCAATGTTCGGAAGCGACAAAAAAGTATCTCAATATTTTACGTTGGAAGAAATTAGTCTTTTATGGGCGCGATGCTTTCAGAGCAAAGAAATCCGCCATTGTTTATCAAAGATCTTTAAGATGAATGAGGAAATAATTTTATGAATTTAGAGCTTTTTAATAATCTCATGAAAGAGAAACCAGAACAACAGGAATATGAATGGTTAATGTTTCTGGAAATTTGTGAGACATATTTAAAAAAGCACAAAATCGGAAGCCCCATTATTGTGGAATTAGGAGCATATAGGAACTGCCAAAAGAAATTTTACGAACAACTTCTTGGAGCTGAACACATAGGCATTGATGTAAAAGCGTGGCGACATCCTGACATTGGAGGAAGCACCCATGATCCCAAAACACTAGAGAAGCTCAAGGAGAAACTCAATGGGAGACCAATAAATATCCTCTTTATCGATGCCAATCATCGCCATGAGAGTGTCAAGAGAGATTTTGAGATATATTCTCCATTATGTACTGATATCATCGTGATTCATGATACAGAAAGTGGCCGATATGAAAACTCAAGAAAGTATGAGGTCTGGAGGTTCTGGGATAAATTGAAGAAAGAGTCATTCACGGTAAGAGGAGAGCTTGAAAATTTCTTATTTCTTTCGATACATCAGCATCGTTTTGAGGGGAATGAATATGAGATGGGAATAGGGATGATAATAAAAAGATGAACTTAAAACTTTTCAATGAACTTACAGAAATGCCATTGGCTCAGGATGTGCATGAGTGGAAGGTATTCCTAGAGTTTTGCGAGTCATATTTGGAGAAACATAAAATTGAAAAGCCCATTGTCGTAGAATTGGGTATATGGAGAAATGGGCAGAAGAAATTTTATGAACAACTTCTGGGGGCATATCATATAGGCATTGATTCATCTAAGAAAAAAAGTAGACCTGATATTCAGGGAAATACGCATGATCCAAGAACGCTGGAAGCGCTTAAAGCAAAGCTTGGAGGAAAACAAATAGATATTCTTTTCATAGATGCCTCTCACTTGTATGATGATGTGAAAAAAGACTTTGAGATATACTCACCATTATGCAATGGTATCATTGCGTTCCACGATATAAATAACGGTCGATATCAAGGAGAAAGAGAAGTCTGGAAATTATGGGATGAATTGAAAGCAGAATCAACCATAGAGGCGGGAAAATATAAGGACTTTTTGTTTATCTCAATAGAAGAGGCAAGGGGGATAACAGGAATAGGACTGATGATAAGAAAATGAATTTAAAACTTTTTAACAAGCTCATGGAGATACCACCACTCCAAACCAGAGACGAGTGGTGGATATTTCTAGAGATTTGCGACTTTTATTTGAAGGAACGTAAGATCAAGAATCCCATTGTCATGGAATTGGGGAGTTGGAAGGGCAGGCAAAAACCATTCTATGAACAACTTTTTGGGGCCACATATATAAGCATTGACCGCTCTAAGAAGGGATACGGGCCTGAAATTCAAGGACTCACTAGTGATCCCAGAACACTAGAAAGGCTCAAGGAAAGACTTGCAGGAAGGCAAATAAACATCCTCTTCATTGATGCTGACCATCATTATGAGGCAGTTAAAAGCGATTTCGATATGTACGCACCACTGTGTGATGATATTGTTGCGTTTCATGATGTAAATTATCCATCAATTATGAGACTTTGGAATGAACTGAAGGCGAAACCGTCTGTCTCGCCAACAAAGGAAAAAGAGTATCTGTCACCAATGTGGTTAAATCTAAGCATAGAGGAAAGAGGATGGGTAGATAAGGATAATATATTTATTTTAATAGAGATGGCAAGTGGAATTGGGATGATGATAAAGAAATGAAAAAATTTATTTTCTACACGGCAGTTTTTGGAAAAAAGTGCAACTGGAAAAAGCCGATATATTCCGATCCGACTATAGATAGGTTTTTTTATACAGATTTGGAAATCACAAATGATCTTTATCAGATGAAAAGAATAAAGTTAGATTATCTTGATCCAGTCAGAAGAAACCGATTTATAAAAATCTGCATCCCCGATGAGATATTCAATAATTATGAATACAGTTTTTATATGGATTACAAACATCCAGTAGCAATTGATTTTGATTATCTCCTAAATTGCCTGGAATCGAATTCTGATATCTTAATAACCCCACACAGAAGGAGAGATTGTATTTATGATGAGGGAATGATCTGTATTAAGGGGAAGGAAAATAAAAAAGAGATTATTTTGAAACAATTAGATTTTTATAAACGTGAAAATTATCCAATCCACAATGGACTTTATGCTGCGTATTGGCTCTTTAGGCGACACACCAAGGAACTGGAAGAGTTTTCAAGGCAATGGTGGAAGCAAGTTGAAAAATATTCATATCGGGATCAGATAAGCCTTCCCTATGTGGCCTGGAAATATGGGATGAAAATTTCTCCGTTCAAGAGGCCTAAATGAAGAAGTTTGTTCTTTATACGGCAGTTTTCGGGAAGTTGGGCAAATCTAGGACACCTCAGTTGTCTAATCCAGATGTGGATAGATTTTGTTATACAGATTTGGATATTAATGATGAGTTCTATCAAATAAGAAAGATGAATCTGGATCATCTTGAGGCAGTTAGGAGACAACGTCTGATTAAAGTCTGTATTCCTGATGAGGTTTTTGACAATTATGAATACAGTTTTTATGTAGATCGTAAACATCCAATAAAGGTCGATTTTGATTATTTTCTGAGCTTGTTAGAACCCCAGTCTGATTTTGCAACACGTCCACATCGATACAAAAGAAGAACCTGTGTTTATGAAGAGGGGCGGGTTTGTATTGAGGGGGGAAAGGGTAATGAAGCAGATATCTTAAAACAATTAGAATTTTATAAAAAAGAAAATTACCCGGTTGATAATGGACTTTATGCCACGTTTGTTTTGTTCAGGCGACATACAAAAAGATTGAAAGAATTCTCAAGATTATGGTGGGAACAAATTGAGCGGTATTCACACAGAGATCAGATAAGCCTTCCTTATGTGGCCTGGAAATATGGGATGAAAATTTCTTTATGTAAGAGATCGAGATGACAGAGTTAATTACGCTTATTACTCCTACAGGAGATAGACCGCTGGCCTTTGCTCTCTGCCAAAATTGGGTTAGAAAACAAACCCTGCAACCTTATCAATGGATTGTTGTTGATGATGGAAAGATACCCATGATTCCTTATGCTCCGATGGCTTATATAAGACGAGAACCAGGGGTCAATGATCCACAGTGCACATTAATCCTTAACCTCATGACCATTCTCCCATTAATTGAAGGCAATAAAATCATAATCATTGAAGATGATGAATATTATGCTCCTAAATATGTGGCAGAAACAGCAACTCGACTTGACCAGCATGAAGTTGTGGGCATTGGCGGTACTAAATACTACCATTTGTTTTCAGGTGGACATTATAGCCATAGAAACTGGGGTCATGCTTCTCTTGCCCAGACGGCATTTCGAAATTCATTTTTGCCAGAATTTAAAAAAATATTAAATACGAATATTGAAATTGCTCGGATAGACAAGCATATATGGGAAAAACTTAGGGGGAGTGGTCGCGGAAATATTTTTGGTGATGATGATAATGACCCATTGTATTTAGGCATAAAGGGCTTGCCCGGTCGTCCTGGCATAATAGGGCATGATCCAAAATCTAGCCCTTATCACAGGAAGGGTTCTCACCCCGATATATCTCATAAAGTTCTAACGCGATGGATACCCGAAGATTGCGATATTTATATAGATATAATTAAGGGAAAATTGACGGAGGATAATTGTCAATCGTATTTCCTAAATCAAGGAAAGAATAAAAAAGGGCAATTATGATAGAGGGATTCAGGGATATTTATAAAGGACAGGCAATATGGATTGTCGGCAAAGGGCCAAGTCTGCAATATCTCACGAAAGAGGATGTCGGATCGGGACCAGTTATCACAATTAATGAAGCTATTATCAAAATAGAAGAACTTGATTTGCCGAATCCTATTTATTCGATGCAGAAAGATGGTGGGGATCGAAGGCGATATTTCCGCTCACATCCATTTATACTTAGGCCAGATTGTGATTATAAATCAAATTGTGGTGATAAATGTGGTAATATGTATAAACCCAAAAAGGGAGCAATACTTCTGGTTCATAAGCACGAATCTCTTTATTGTTTTGCCGATTATTTGCCACGCTATGTTTTTGATTGGGCAAAACTTGGACTTAAATGTAATCGATTTTCTCTAGTCATAGCAATAAGAATCGGGATTTTGATGGGATGTAAAAAGTTTTGTTTCATATCATTTGATGTGCATACTACTGGTTGTTTAGTTTCATATATCCCCAATGTTGGCATAACTGAAACTAATCCTGCATTTAAGAATTATACATGGAAAGTTAAACGATATCTAAAAAATCTTGATTATATGTGGATTACTCCAAAAAAGAGAGCTGCTAAATAAAATGATTCCTATTTTTATTATAAGTTTTGAAAGATTGAATGTCTTGGAGCAATCGATACAATCTTATTATGACTGCATTAAAACACCTTTTGAGATTGTTATCATGGATTTTGGTTCAACCTTTGTGCCAACACTAAAATACTTAAATATTTTAGAATACAAAGGAAGTAAGGTTTATTGGAAAGGAAAACTTAGTAATAAACGGCGATTTAATATGCGCGTTGATGAAGTCATTCAGGATTATTTCAAGACCCACCCCGCGAGCAATTATGTAGTGACTGATCCTGATATAGCCCTAGATAATGTTGATGGAGATATCTTGGAAGTTTATACGCATCTTCTTGGAATTTTGCCTGAAAATTATATTGTCGGCTCGATGTTGAGAATAGATGATCTTCCAGATCATTATCCATTAAAAGACGACGTGCGCTTTAGGGGATGGGAGCCATATTATCACTCAAGGAAAGTGAAGACGATTCAATATAAAGATAAGATAATAAAATATGTTCTTGTCAAGATTGATACTACTTTCGCAATGAATAGGGCGGGAACGCATTGGAGGAGACACATGAAAGCAGCCAGGGTTTTGCCTCCTTATGGGGCAAGACATTTGGAGTGGTATCTTGATCCCAAAAAGCTGACTCCAGACCAGAAATATTATATGAAACATGCTTCAAGGGGAATTACCCATACTTTTAAGGAGGCTTAAATGAAAATAGGCTATCATAGCACGATTATTGATGTTTCATCTGGTAAGGGAAAGCTGGCATTTATTACTGTGTTTAATGCTGGAACGGAAGATAAGTCGACAATCTATCTGGATGTGGAAGGAAGCTCTTTGAATAATCCCTTCCAGACTGATATGTATGGAAGATTTAGTTTCTTTGCCACTTCTGGAGCATATGATATTGAGGTTTCTGGGATTGGCATTGTGACTTATAAACTGGAAGGAGTTTCAATAATGGGTTTATCGTTTCCACCAAAAGATATGTATGGGGTTGTAAATTTCTTCTATAATCCCAGCACAGACATGGTGGAAGTAATAACCGCCGATAAACCTGCTAAATAAACAGGAGGTTAAAATGGGAAGAATACTATTAGACCCAAACGCAGTTGCCTACACAGATGATGAAATTGTAGGCAAGGTGAATGCAGCTGCGGCTAAAGTCAGCAGGGTAGATGCGATTGAACCTGCTGCCCTTGAAGAGACTGCCGCTTTCCAGAAACTCTCACAGACAAAAGAAGATAAGCTAGATGGTATTGCTGAAGGCGCAGAGGTTAATCCCGCTGATTTAGCAGCACTAGATTCAGCACAGGACACGAAACTCAATGGAATTGATACTGGTGCAAAGGTTGACCAAGATGGAGACAATATAGTTGCTGCCATTAACTCTGGAACTAATCCAATTACTCGTGAAGCTGCACTCAGTCAAGCTGATTTGAAGCTTGTTAAAAGTGAACCAGCATCTGGAGAAAGAGCCATTACTTCAGTTTCCGTTGATGCAGATGACAAACTGGCTGCCGACCATAGCGACACACCAGAGCCGTAAGCTAATTGAAACGTGAGTAGGACAAATTTAGGCGCAAAAGAACTGTGCGACGGAAGCGTGACAAGTCTACACGCTCATTCAGGAGGTGGCAATGGAGCAATCATTAAATCTGGTGAGATTGTGACAGATGGAGATGGCAATGGTATTGTCATATTTGGAACGGCATTCCCTGATGTGAATTATGCGATTTCTTTTGGTTGCGATGGCTCGAATGACGACATAATTTCTACATGGTTAAACAAGACTGTTAATGGTTTTGATGTTAGAACTCATGATGATGGAGGCAAGGATGAAGCTAATGTTATAGTTAATTGGATTGCAACGCCATATAGTAATCCATAGAGCAGAATGTAAATGATAATAGGATCTACTAATGCAATCGCAATATTATGGAGAGAATCGCCTGTTTTGTTTAAGGTTAATCCAGAAAAAAGAAGGTTTGACGTAGAAAAAGAAAGAAGGATATTTAATGTCAATCCAGAAGAGAGAATATTCAAAATTATTCCAAGAGAAAGAATATTTAAAGGACAACAAGAATGAGTCAGCCGATAATTGAGAAATATAATTCCGAGCGATTCAAGATTGGATTGCAGTATTTTCCGCCAGACTTGCCAGATGGCGAGACGATTGACAAAGTGGATGTCGGGGTTTATCCTTTGGGATTGATGCTGGAGGGTGATTCTGAGATAGATGGAAATACGGTAAAGCAGATGATAGGCGGGGGAAAAAGGCTAACAAATTATGTCATCACTTTCAATGTAGAGATATCGACGGGAAACAGTTTTGAGAATACTATTTTAATAAAGATCGTTTTTTAGGAGGTTAAGATGAGTTTGGGATGGTTCGATGATCTCACGGATGCGAAGGCTTATTTTTCAACCGAGAGGCTTGTGACAACTAGCTGGGACGCAATGATCGACGCACTCAAAACCAAAGCCGTAACGAATGCCTATAACCGGATATTCTATAATTCCAAATATGACGTACCGACCTATGCTGCAGCTACGGCTGCCCAGTTGATAGTGTTAAAGAAGGTGAATGGTGAGATGGCTTATTATTTGGCACAGCATCTAGAGGATGAGGACAGGCGCATGGGCTTGCGCGCGCAAGGAGTTACAAAAGCAGGGATAGTAGAGGAAGAATACAAGGATGACATAGAGCTTCCTATCCCTCCGTTCATTGATGACATATTAGAAGAGGAGGGTTTTACAACCGAGAAGGCATTTGGTATGGTAGATGTGGACAGAGACGAGGATAAATCCGTTGATGAAAAGGTCGATAAATTTTAAGAAGGTGAAAAATGCCTTGGAAATATAATCCATTCACAGGAGAGCTGGATTATTTCTCTGTGGATATAACACCGACATTAAGTGCACTATGGATGGATGCGCAAGCCATAAGAGCACCCACAACAAATCCAGCAGAATTAATATCTCACGGTACATTAGAAACTCCCGCATTCCAGTTTGCAAATGCAATTGAGGCTAATCAAGAAAATATAACCTTTAATATGCGAATACCAAATCGAATGGATAGAAGCGTAGCTTCTTGTATTTCTGTTGGTTGGAGTGCTGATGGTTCAAGTCCTGGTAATTGTAGATGGCAGTTAGAATATCTATGGACAGCGCCAGGAGAAGACACGGGAGCGGGAGCACAGGAGACCCTCTATGTGACAGGCACGGCAGCAGTCGTAGCAGATGGTTTAATCATAAGCACATTTACAGGCATAGATTTGCCGAGTGCAACAGATGTTTGTCTTCATTGCAGAATAACAAGGCTCTCGGCAGATGCCCTTGATACAATAGGTGATACCGTAGAGCTTCATGGTATTTGTCTTGGTTGGGTAAGTGATAAATTAGGTTTACCAATATAATATAGGAGATAAAAATGAGTCAAGGAGGATTATGGTCTGAACGAATAAGATATGATGCGCAAAATAGGGTACAATATATTGCAAAAGCAGTGGCAGGAGCGGATGAAGATGCCTTGGTATGGCAAATTTCACGCTATTATTATGACGGCACTTCAACGAGAATTCTGGATACACTATGGGCAGGTGGCGATAGTTCGCAGAAATGGAGTTTTACTTTGCGAGAAACTTACACTTATTCATGATGATTAATGGCAAACATATTAGGACGCATCCCCCTGAGAGAAAGAGTCAGGGAGCTTGAGAGGATATACGGAGTGATCGAAAGAGAGATGGCAAGAGAGATGGCATCGATGGATATCGGAAACTATCGAGAACTGCGGGCAATTAGAACGCAGGAGAAAATTGACGGATTGGTGAAAATGCTGAACAGAGCGGCAATAAAATGGTCAAAAAAAGCTGTCCCCGAAGCCTATGAGAGAGGATATTCGGTAGCTAGGATACGACTTGAGATACTCGGGGTGCAGAAAGATGAGGAGTTTCCCGAAAAAACACACGCCCAGACTATCAAATACGAGACAGATAAAACAATGGATGTTTTAATTAGAGCTAATCAGAGCATAAAGATGAATGTGGCAACCTTTATTTATTTGGCACGAGCAGCGGCAAGAGGGTTATCGCAGTTCCAGGCTTTTGATATGAGGGATGAGGAATTGATTGATAATCTTTTAGGTGATGCTTTGAGGGCGGGAGAAACAAGAGCATATGCCGCTAAAGCGGTGAGGGAACATTTCAGTGAACGATTTGGTAATGCTAAATTTATTACGATAAACGGACGGGATTATAACCTGCGGAAATATGCTGACTTGGTAGCTAAGACAAGGTTGAGGGTTGTCCAGACCGAGGCTGTCAAGAATAGCTGTAAAGAGTATGAGAACGACCTTATCCAGATATCCTCTCATGGCACAGATTGTCGGAGTCTTATCTGTCAAGAATATGAGGGCAATGTCTATTCGATATCGGGGCAACATCCCGTTTATTCCATGCTACCTGCTTGGCCTCCGTTCCATCCCCGATGTCAACATCATGCCCGTCCGACTTCCGAAGTGGCTATTGAAGTGAGTGCTAGATATGCTTAGAGCTTATTTCCAGGATACGATAACTCTTCATTTTGATACAGGGCATGTTTGGGGCGAGCCTACATGGTTTATTCCCGATCCTATAAAGGCTTATGTAAAGTGGAAAAGCCATCTAGTAAGGAATCTTTCCGGTGAACAGGTTGTTTCAAGAGCGATAGTTTATATTATTTATGACCGTACTTTGACGCATAAGGATAGGATTCAAATAGGAACTATTATATATTCGATTTTAGATTTAACTCCAGGCAAGGACTTTAGCACTTCACATCAGGAGGCTCACATCCAATGAGCAAAGAGACAGGTATGTATCTTGATACGACAGATTTCGATAAGAAATTTGATGATTTGGTCAAGAAGGCCATTCCTGGAGATGCACAGAAAGGATTATTTAATGCAATGAATGAACTCCTGAGCGATTCGATAACAAAGCCTCCCCAGGCACCTAAAGATATCGGAGATCTATGGGGTTCTACCGCAGGCACGGTCAAAGTGGAAACAAAATATAAAGAATTGGGTGTCCGTGGTGGATTCAATATCAAGTATGCTCATCGTCATCATGAGGTTGCGCCAGGAACTTATAAATATACTATAACGAAGGGAGCATCACAGCCTGGACCGAAATTCATGCAATCGAAAATGGTTCAGTATGGTAAGAGATATATGGAAATTGTGGCAGAAACCATTAGAAGAAAAGGGAAAATGACAATCAAGCTAAAAAGGAAATAATGATTAAAGAGATTACGACTTTTATCCGCGATCGAGTTGCATTGTTGCCAGTGCCGCCAGTGCCGTTGTTAGTTATTGACACAGATCTTTTTGCTGGCCATAGACCCCAGGCTGTGGCAGATGCTTGTGATGTGATTCTGGAAAGTACAGGTGGAGAGGCGTTCTTTGAGCTTCCCGAAAGAGCCGATCCTGTGATTCAAGTGCTGTCGAGGGCCAGGACTTATTTCACAGCCAGAGCAAGAGCGCATGTGATTTATGATGCTATTTTTAGGATTCATACAGTTCCAGATGTGGCTCCCAGACTAGGTTATACATATGGCTCGGCAGGATGGACTCTTCCCTTAGTCCCATTGGTGACAGGAGTCCCATATGAGGCAATGGTTATAGTACCATTGTCTCCGCCTCAATATATAGGACAGGATGAAAAGTTAAGACATGAATTTTCAACGAATTATATTTTTAAAGTTAAAAGGCTTTAAGGGATAAATCTTTCTATCCCAAAATAAGCCAGATTTTAGGAGGTAAACATGGCAAGTCCAAACAAAGATTTGGGACCGTGTGTAGTTATCTGGGATGGAAGAGCGATAGATGCAGGAACACCTGCAGGTGGTGTCGTATTCACCAAGACATTCGGTGGAGTGTTTTTTCGCTATGAAGAACTACAGGCTCCGATTCAACGAGATCAGGCAGGTCTGACACATGTGGATGATGTGACGACAGGTGTGGTCAATCCCGAGCTAGAAGTTCCCCTAACCCAAGAAGAAATTGGCAGGCTAGACAAATGTTTTGCCAATTCTGTTGTAGCTGCAAATTCCTTGAGAGTTAGCAATCCTGTAGGTGAAGCTATTTATACGCGTGCAAGACAAGTCATTGTCAAGCCAGTTGTGAATGGAATTATTTCCCTCGTCTCAACTGAATGGTTGTATATTCACAAAGCTTTTCCCCGTATCACAATGGAACAGGCTTATGACAACACTGCGCAGAGATGTGTCAAGGTGATTTTCAAGGGATATCCCGATGACGACAGTCCACGGGTCAATGAGATGTGGAGATATGGCACTTGGGTAGATAGGGTATGAATGAAGATCGATTAGTTCTAAACACGAAGAAGAGCCTTTACGAGCCGATTGAGATTGAGATTGACGGACAAGTCTATCAGAGCGTAAAGACAACCCGGACTTTATTAGCTGAAGTTGACAAACTAGATGAGAAAGCTGCAGGAAATGATGACGAGGCACTCTATAAGGTAGTCCAGCTTCTCTTTAATGTTGAGCGAAAGGTTCTTGAGAAACTTGACAAGAGGGAAGTACAGGATATCTATACTTTTTCCAAGAAGAAATTCCTTGAGATTGAAAAGCAGAGAGTAGATATAATCACCAAGTCATTCTCGAAAGTTTTTCCAGGACAAAAGGTAGTAAAGGAAATACCCCCTTCCCGGAAGAGGCCTGGAAGCAAACAGTAATCCTCATAGCGAGGGAGTTTCCGGGCCAGTTTCCGGGTGAGGAGCTCTATAACCTGGATATCAGGGATGAGCTTCGATGGACAATAGAGGCTCGTAGGAAGCAGATATTGCGTGATCTCTCTATGCTTCAGATGGTTAATCTTGGATTTGGTGGAGGAGAAAAGACAAAACGGGTCTATAGCGATATGCTCAACGAGTATTATGCACTTGAGGGTCAGGACAGAAGAAGGGAGGAGATCGAGGCAAACTGGGAGGCTTTGAAAATAAAGAAGAGAGGATAAGATGGCATTCGAAGTCGGTGCAATAGTAGGGAAACTCCAATTAAAAAAAGACCAATGGGATCAGTCTATACGAAAAGTTAAGGATGACCAGAAAAGCCTCAGCGGACTTGTAGTAAGAAACAGCCAGCAGTTCAAGCAAATGGGTAGAGCCATGACTATAGCAGGCGGTGCTATCGTTGGTGCTGTTGGATTGATGGTTAAGGCTTATGCAGGTTTCGATAAATCAATGACCGAATCACTTGCCATCATGGGTGATATTTCTGATGAGATAAGAAAGGAGATGGCAGCCACTGCATTGGAGATGTCAACGAAGACGACCTTTGCTGCCAAGGAATTAGCCAAGGCCTATTTTTTCCTGGCATCAGCTGGGATGGATGCAGCCCAATCTATAAAAGCATTGCCTGTTGTGGCGAAGTTCGCCCAAGCCGGAGCATTTGATCTTGCAGTTGCAACCGATCTTTTGACAGATGCTCAAACTGCAATGGGGCTTTCCTCTAAAAATGCTATAGAGAATCAAGAGAATTTAATAAAAGTTTCCGATATCCTGGTAAAAGCCAATACTCTTGCAAATGCTTCTGTTCTTCAATTTTCAGAATCTTTAACGAATAGAGCTGCTGCCGCTCTTGTTAATGTAAATAAAAGTATGGAAGAAGGTGTGGCTGTTCTTGCTGCATTCGCTGATAAAGGTGTCAAGGGTCAAATAGCAGGACAGCGATTAGCCATGATGTTGAATGCTCTTGATGTGGCAGCTAGGAAAAATAAAAAAGCATGGGATGAAAACGGACTTGCACTTTTTGATGCTCAAGGCGAAATGCGGAAGACAGGAGATATAATCGGTGATTTAGAAGTCCTATTTGCTGACATGACGACAGAACAGAAATCGGCAACCCTGGCAGCACTTGGATTTAATGTCAGAACAAAAACTTCTATTCTGACATTGATGGGATCGTCGGAAAAGATAAAGCAATGGGAAAAGGATTTAAAAAGTGCTGGTGGGACTACAGAAGAGGTTGCTGAAAAGCAGTTGCAGACTCTCAATAATCAATTTATACTCCTTAAAAATACAATTACAAAGGCAGTGATATCCATAGGTGGAACTTTAGCCCCAGCGATACAAAAGATTGTTATAGATTTTAAAAATATTATAGGAAAAGTTTCGGAATGGATAAAAGAACATCCTAAGCTTACGGAGATTATCGCAAAATCTGCCCTTGCTGTTGGTGGCTTATTAGCTGTCTTGGGCCCACTGATGATGATGCTACCTGGATTGGTCATAATTTTACCCAAAATAGGAGCTGCTTTTTCAGCCCTTCTCGGCCCCCTAGGTCTTGTTATTATCGGCATTGCAGCAGTCGGAGCCGGCATTAACAAGCTTATAAATATCCATAAGAAAAAATTAGATGAAGAAATGGATATGATGATAAAGGCCTCCAAGGGTGCTGCTGAATTCCATGCTTTCCGCCGAGAGCTAATTGATAGAGAAATCGTTACAGTTAAAGAATGGGGAGCCATTTACGAGAAGCATGGCAGAAATTACAAGCGGGTTATGAAGGCAATATCGACTCTTGATGAATATGCACATATCAGAAAACAATTAGAAAGGATACAGGAAGAAGAAAAAAAGACTGGCAAAACTACGGAGGATTTGGGTAAGAAATTTTCGCCGGGATTAACCAAATCTATGATAGATGCTGTTTATAAAAGTGATAAATTAGTTTTGTCTTTAGAAGATATAGGTGGTGTGATAAAAGAACTGCCTCCTGATATGTCTAAATTTGGGCAAACGAGCAAAGATGTTTTCGATAGTTTAATCCCAGGATTCGGCAAGGTAAAAGAAGTAACGCAAAGTGTAGGGAAAGAATTCGGTCTTCTTCCTATTACATTTTTTGATAGTGGTAAAAAGATTCTGACAACTAACGATGCAATCAGGGCGGGAATAATAAAAACAGGCGAAGAAATAGGTGACAGTTGGGCAGAGATGAACAAAAATATCCAAGCCGAATGGATATCAACTATATCAAAACTTATAACTGAATTCGATTCTTTTGATAAAATTATAAAGGATACTTTTAATGCTATTTTCAAAATGTTTGCAGATACTGTAGCAAAAATGGTCACTGAATGGATAACAGGGACAATAACCATGAAACTAGCCATTGAGGGAATCAAAAAGACAATGAAAACCTTCGCTGTTGCTTTCATGGCTTATGTCAGCGTGGGTATTGTTAAACATATTCTTACGGTTTTTGGAATTTTAGGAGATGAAATTGACGAAATTACACGGCGAGTAAATGAAGGGACAAAAGAAGTTATTCGTCGCACGGATTATTGGGCGGAAGCCATAGAAGAGCTTACAAAAAAAGTTATCGCCTTTGGTAAAAAAACAGAATTTACAAGAGTAGATCAAGATATCTTGAATAAGTCCTGGGAAAAGACAATAGCATTGGCCAAAGAATATGGTACAGAAGGCTCAAAAGCATTTGTTGGGGCAATATTAAAAATGAGGGAACTTGGACTTGAGGTAAAGAGTCTAAGTGAATACATAGTTAATCAACTTGACAAAATTCCAGATGCCTTAACTTCTCTCATAGGCTCATTCGATGAAGTTGGAGGCTCTATTGAGGATACAGGAATTCTTGCCCTTCATACATTCAACGCAATGATAGAGAGCGGAATGTCGTGGACAGAAACTGTCAGCAAGATGAAAGAACCGCTTGCAGCTTTAAGGGATAAATACGAAGAGTTGGGGATGGAAGCTGATACGGCCTTGGATGAGCTTTTCAAGATAATAGGTGTTACAGAAGAACACGAGAAGCTATTCACGGCGATAGATGCTAATAAGACGATACTCGAAGCACTTGGAAATTCAGGCTGGCTCACACAGGATGCTTTGCAAGCTCTGGCTGGCGATGCCGAACAGTTCTATCAGAATTTAATTGATGCAGGCATAGAAGGGGACACAGCCCTCAGAATGATGGGGCCAACACTTCAGAAAATTCAGGATTATGCAGAAGCTTACAATTTAACACTTGATGAGGGGACTCAAGCTTTAATTGATCAGGCCACTGAAATTGGGGTAATAAAGGAGGCTCAAGAAGATAGTGCCGAAACCCAAGAGAAGCTTTTTAAAGAACTGGGCGATACAATTGAAGATGCCATTAAAGAAGGATTTAAGAAAGCTTTCGATTATGCAAAAGAAGGGGCTCAGGATGCCGCCGTCAATATAGGGGATACCTTATCAAGAATCCGGCCACTAATTGATATTGGCTTCGATTATAAAATGCCACAATTCAATATCCCTGCTTTTCAGCACGGAGGAGTGATAGAGGCTGGGCCAAGACAGCCGACAATGCTAACATTTGGTGAGGGAGCACAGAGAGAGCGTGCGGTTATCTCCCATATAGGCGGAGGCGAGACAGGGGCAGGAGATATTAGAATTGAGGCTAATTTTAATGTTGAAGCACTTACCGTCCGCAGCGATGAGGATGTTGAGCGTATTGAAGAGGCTTTCAGAAGAAACGTAGATGGTCTCAGCGAAAAGGTTGCGGGTCACCTGAGGAGGTTTGGCTAATGGGTAACTTGGCATATTTTCCATTGACTGATGATTTAATTGATGATGACGATACTGTCATTACTGTTGAAACAGGCACGATAGTTGCAGACTATCCCCTAACAAAACTTCAGAACATCCCGATGGCAGATACGACTAGGATAACCCCCGCTGGGGGAATAGTGAAATTAGGATTCGACTTAGGGGGTGGAAATTCGGCAAACCTCAAATTCTGGGCATTCTTAAATCATAATATCGAGAGTGGTAATTGGCTTGTCGCCTCATACACGGACAACAATTATAATGTAGTTGTTGAATCCCATTCTGTCCCCCATAGGAATTATGATGCCAAGTTGAGTCATAATTGGGATGCACCTTCGCAATTTTGGGGTGTGACCTTCGGTGCCGGATGTAGTTATCCTGGTGCTTTCTGGGAAATGGGAAAGATTCTCAGCGGTCTTGATGTTACGGAATTTTCAAAAGGTGTTAGTCCCGGCATAGAGAGAGGATTAGGACATAGGAATATCCATCTTGAGACGGAATTCGGTGTTACCTGGGATTATGCTTTACAGGAAAACATCAACTATCTGGGTATCAGGTGGGACCCAGATATCAAGGCGACTTTATTAAATGAGATATTGGCTTTCATCAGGCTTACTAAAGGTGGCGCATATCCAGCAGTTATCATTCCGGATAAGGATGAAGCCGAAGTCTATTATATGAAAAACCAGGATAGGCTCAACTGGTGGGAAGAGATGGCAAGATCAATAATAAGGAATTGCGTTATGAATTTTGCAGAAATGTCGAGGGGCAAAATTATGTCGGCTTAGAGGATAGAGAGATGGCTTGGATAGACGAAGCACGTAAACATACCGCAGAACCCGTCGCTGTCGTGGAGATAGCTTTCACTGTACCAAAGAAATACAGTGTTGACTATATAAGACCTGCTGGCACTACAGCCTATAAGGGCAATATCCTCAAGCTTCCCTATATATCAAATTCGATAGGCGATCTTGTAAGAACTTTTATCTCCTCAAAGATAGAGATTATATTTGCTGATACTGACAGGGAGTTCAGGAATCTCATAATGACTGAGGGGATAAAGAACAGAGAAGTGACAGTCAAGCTTCTATTCGTGAACACCACGGTTGCCGCAGGATTGACTATATTCATAGGCAATATCTATAACTGGAACCCGATGAAGGACATGAAATTTATGATTGAGTGCGAGCAGAAATCAAAGAATCTTAAAAATATCTATCCCAATAAAGTTGTGACCGTAACTGACTATGCTAATGTCGATGAATTTGGATTGGGCAAACTGATCCCCGTTCCTTATGGCACGATATCAGCGCTGACATTGTCTGTCGATGGTGCTTTTCCCTGTATTCTTGTCGATCCAACGGAAGATGCCGAAGAGCACTTGGCTAGCTTACAAGCCTATATCGAAGAAGTGACTAATGGAGATTTTAGCGAGGGCGATCCTCCAGATGATTGGACGGCGAGGGCGGGAGCTACATTATCACAAGAAGCAGGTGGCGTGGATGCTGGTGATTGTCTGATGATAACTGGAGATGGCAATGCTAATCCTTGGGCCTTGGGTAGGGTGGACTTAGTTGCGGGAAGGACTTATAAGTTTTCTTATTATGTTAAAGAAGGAGATGAGGCAACGTTTGCGGCTTATGTATGGCATAATGGGGAGGGTTATGGAATCCTAGGCCCTGGAGAGGAGGCAACAGGCGCTTGGGTTGAACACACGGTTACATTCAAAGCTACGGCAACAGAAACATCCGATATACACTTAGTTCAAATATGTGATGCTGATGCTGGTACATTCATCTATTTTGATGAAGTTCATGTTTACGAAGTCATAGGAATCGATAAGGTATATATTGATAAAGAAGAAAAAACTATCGATACTCATTATACAATCAGTTATCAGATTATAGATAACAAAGTCCATGCGGAAATTCACTGGGAAACTGGTGTAAAACCAAGATTTGATAACTTGGTTAGCTGTGATATTTCTTTCGGCACAAGGGCTCCCTGTGAAGCATGGAAGCATTTCCTGATTAATTTCTGCGGATATGTGGATGGAGATTTCGACGCCACCTCTTACGATGCCGCCTATGCGATAGAATATGGCAGGGGCTATACGCTTGATGGCGCTTTTATCACGGGAAAAGAACTTATCGCTCATGAGGATCAGATTAGAAACGAATTTGAGCTTGATATATGGCGAGATCCGAAAGATGGGCTTATCCATTTCAAGTATATATCTGCACTGCTTCCGATTACCGTGCATTATAAAGACTATGTTGATATTCTCAAAGGTTATGAACCGAATACTCGGGTGGAAAAGATCATAAACTATCTGAAATATCTATATAATTATAATTATGCTCGTCATAATTTCCATAACCGTCCTTATAGGGAGGATGCCGATAGCCAGACGAAATACGGGGCGACCTATCGCGATCAGCAGAACTTCTACTTTGTGAGAAGCGCGAGCGTTGCGCTGGATTTGGCTTCGAGGAAACTGCTGAGGCGGAAAGACCCGATTGTCTTTGATAAATTCCCTTTGCCGATTAAGGCTTTTAATGACAGCCTGGGAGATGTTATAGAGATAACCCATTTTGAGGGTAAGGGGTCGGCTGGTTATGTCAAAAGAGCTTTTCAAATTCGCACTACTCAGGATGATCCAAGTAATTTTACCCGCAAGGAGACACTTGAGGATGTAACTAATTACATCGGAAGTGCATTCATTCTGGGGCCTGGCGATATGGCACGTTATACTTTAGCGACAGCGGAACAGCGGGAAAAATACGGGTTTCTCTGTGGTGACACTGCTCCGAATGTAGACAAATATTCAGACGGAGATCCTGCGAAAAGATTATATGACTAAAATAATGGAGACTTAAGATGACAATATTAGGTGGCGAAGATGCTGACCATTTAGTTGAATTTCCCCATACAATCTACAATAAGATTAAGAACCATTGGTATGGAAATGTTGCGCCTGCTTCTCCAGTAAATGGAATGATTTGGGTCAAGGATGATGGGGTTGCCTCTGTTTACTTTGGTGGCTGGGTTGAAATAGGAGGAGTAGGAGATGTCACAGCAGCAGCCAACTTGACTGATCTTGCCATAGTGAGGGGAGATGGCGGAGCAAAGGGCGTGAAGACTAGCACAGCATTGATTTCCGATGCTGGTGAGATGACGAATCCTTCTCAACCCGCCTTCCTTGCTTATAATTCAGTTGCAGATGCTAATGAAACAGGAGATGGCACTTTTTATACAGTTGAGTTTGATACAGAAGTATATGACCAGGGTGGGGATTTTGCAGCCAATGTGTTCACCGCTCCAGTTGATGGGCGATATCCGTTTACTGCTCATGTTTTAATGGATGGTTTGGATAACGATACTTATGAATTTGTAAAAATTGTTCTCGTTACATCAAATAGGTCTTATCATGTAAATTATGATTCTGGTTTAATTGCCAGTTGCTATGGTGGGACTATGAGAAGTGTTCAGATATCTGTTATTGCTGATATGGATGCGGATGATACAGCATTTATTCAAGTATATGTAGAGGGCGGAGCGAAACAAGTAAATATCTGGGGACATGCCGCTATGGTGGCTACTTATTTTTCAGGAGCATTACTTTGTTAAGCATCGGAGTATAAGGAGAATTGAATGAAGATAAAAATTGACGGAGAATTAATTTACGAATCATCTAAAACTGATGATTTATGTGCCGACAATGATTTATTGGATAAGAAAGAATGGCTCAAAAATGCCTGGATCGGTAAGGTTAACAAATGCAAGAAGCGACTCATTCGGGAGTGGCAATCAAAATTAATGAATGATCCAGGCGTGGATACTATTCCTGCGAATGAAGAAGATTTTATTAAATTAGTTACTTCTCGACCTGATTATAAAAATCGGGTGAAAAGAGAAAAAGAGGCATTAAAGGAGGCTTAAAATGGCATTAATAGACGGCGACCAAGCTGTATTAGACGACCCTTTTCCTTATACAATCTATAATGAGATAAAGAACCACTGGAGAGATGCGGACGCTCCAGGTAATATCCAGCCTGGAATGATATGGTCAGATTCGGATGATGATAAGCTCTATCATCACGGTGCTGCCGATGAGGAGATTCTTCAGCTTACCCGAAGCAGTGATGTTAAACCCCAATTTGCAGGCTTGTGGATTAACGAGACTTCAAATGTCGAAATGACTTGGGGAATCACGATGAATCAACTTGATGAAGACGATGAAATCCTCGCTCTCAAATCAAGCGATGTAGATCATGGAATTACTAATTGGGCTGAAACAGATACTTACGGAAGTTTTAAAAAGTATAGTGGAAATAGTGGTGGGTTATGGATAATGGGTTTTACCGAAGTAGACGTTGCAATAGTATTAGGCGGAGATGTAACTACCGACAATACAGATAAGGATGGTACAGCAAAAGCACCGGTAATGATAAATGCCTCAAAGAAAAGTGGTACAGGTCATGATGTTATGGGTGTGGATGCAAATTTATTTGTTATTCGAGAATATGTTAATGCTAGATTCATTTTCGATAAGGACGGAGACATGTTTTATGATGGGGCGGCACCGGCTAATTATGATAAGTTTAATGATCCTGTAGCCTGTCATGATTTAGCAAGGCACCTATACAATATAAGAAAACCCATAGATGAACAATTGACCGATTTTATTGAATACAACTGGCAAGACCTCGTAACGATGGGGGTTATATCAAATGGTGGTTTCGTCTCGACTAAAAACATGACTACTCTGATTCTCGGGGCAATAAGCCAACTTTACAAAGAGAATCAGATGTTGAATAATAAATTAAAACAACTGGAGAATTGATAAGGAGGCTTTATGAAGATTGATGTAAATTACAAATTTTTGAACATCAGGGGAAAAGTCCAAAGGGAATCAGAATTTGAGAAGGATGAGAATGATTTGCCAATTAGGGACAAATTCGGCAATCTTATCCCCAAGCTCGGGCCTCCATTCACCCTAAGAAGTGCCTGCCTTAATGTCCTTGTCAATCCCCCAGTAGATAGTGATGGCAGAACAGGGAGACCGACAGAACAGAGTGCAGAACATAATATCATGCTGGCTGAGTTGGCAAGGGAAATTTACAAATCGAATGGATTGATTGATTTATCGGCTGATGACGTGAAACTCTTGAAGGACTATATAAACAAAAGATACAATCAGAATCCTCTGATAATCACTCAAGCTTATGAGATTCTTGACCCGACAGACGCAGAAAAGAAAAAGAAATAATCTTAATCTATCTTTAAGGTCTCATCAATGTTTTAATATTTCGATAAACAACATAACCTTTTATTACGGTCAAACCTACAATAACTATCCAACCTAATTTCTTATCTCTCTTATAAATATAATCAGAGAGCTTGATAATAGTGATATTCAAAACAGTATGGATTGCTATGGTCAACGGCGGATTCTTTATATACCATTGAGCCAATGGGTTCGCTTCAGAATAACCATGCTTAATCCCGTATAGAGTTATACTGACATCAACATAATCTAGTGTCACATAGCTTAATTGAAAAGCATTGAACGTCTTGTCTTCAGCGAAAAGCCCAGAGGCTAAAAACAATAACAGAATGAAGATAAGAAGTTTTTTCATTTGATTCTCTTATGATAATTTGTATGTAGCTCCTTTAAGTCCCAATTTCCTTATCTCTTTGCGGATTAGGATATCAGCCTTAATCTTTGAATCTGCTTCTACGCTAACTTCTGCAACTTTAGTGCCGAGTGACGATTTAATAGTAGCTCTGAATTTGATTTTGATGTCTGGCTCTGGTTTAGGTTTAGTTGATCTTAGAACCGATGCTATATAATTACTCGGATGTCTTTTCTCAACACGATCAGGTGGATAGAAATCATGGCCAATGAGCTTAATTAGTCGTCCATGTAGCTCATCTTCAATCCAGATAAGTTCCCTCATATCACCATATGTGATTATACCTGCGGGCATCTTGTCTCCCTTTTTTATCAGCCAACAATAGCGAGTATTCAATACCCCAGCATTGACTGTTCCAATTTCTCTTTTTGTCAGATTCTCTTTCATAGCAATACTAATATAGGTTATATGACCATACATTGTAATAGTCTTTGGAGATGAAATTATCTCATCTGAAAGGATTAGACATTCTAGGGGGAGAAAATAGTTTGTGAATGGCAAAGAAAAAGCTTGACAAAGGCTTTTCTAGTGCGTTATAATTCATTACGTAATGGATATAGAGGCAATTATATTAAGATGCGTTACAAGGAGTTAAGGAATGGCTAAATTTAAACCTGAACGTAGAACATGTAAAAATTGTGGCAAATCTTATACAGCCATGAGATATTGGGCTAAATATTGTTCTGCTAGCTGTAGAATTGCATATTTTAGAAAAACTCATCCTCATATTTCTCCAGAGGAATTAAAGCAGATTAAGGATAGGTTGGGTATCCAGGAATGATTAAAGCAATTTATGGTAAAGTTAAATTCAATAGGCATACATGCCCAAAATGTAGGAATTCTTTGTTAAATAATAGCCTTTGGTTTAAATGTGACATATGTGGGTATAACAATCAAGATGAAGAAGCAACAACATTTAAAGTGATTGTTCCACCACCAGGTATAAGAAAAACTCCTCCTCGACATATCCAAAAACAAATATTGAAAGTTCAGGATGATAAATGTTACTGGTGTGCCAATAAATTTAATAGTATATATTGGAAAAACAACAAGGTTAAATTCCTGAAAATTCATTGGGATCATAAAATTCCTTTTAGTTATGAGCAAACAAATAGAGATGAAAATTGGGTGGCAAGTTGTAATATCTGCAATTTATTTAAATCAAATTTCATGTTTAAAAAAGATGAAGAATGCCGATCTTTCATACTAAGAAGATGGCAAAAATCCATAGATAAGGATGAAATCTCAATTAATTAGAACTATTCTCATAGGAGGGGAATATGAAAATACAAAAGATTATCAGCAAAAGTAAAGATGGGAAAAGAATGGAGGTTATTGCAACTGATGGAAATTTCTTGCACACATTTCATATTCAAAAACATCAAAAAGATTGGAAATACTGTGCGGGCTATGAAAAAGGTCGGATGATTTTGGGGTCAATAAAGGATAAACAATGACCATAGCAGATTTTCTATTCCTGTCTCATGGAGGTGTCGAGAGGACTAATTTGATAAACCGTCTTATTTCTTATGGGAGGGGATTCGTTCCTCTCCCTAATCTATTTAAGTGAGGTGAAATTATGGAAGTTTATATTGTAACATCAGGAAGCTATTCAGATTATGGAATTGATGCTGTTTTTACAAATAAAAAAACCGCTGAAATATTTGCTGATAAAATAGATGGAGAAGTAGAAATATGGGAGACTTTACATAGCAATTTAATAGATAAGATAACTCATAATAAAATATTTTGTGTGAGAATGAATAAAGAGGGCAATACAGATTTAGTAATGGAAGAAGATTTTGATTCACATGAGATTAAAAATGCCATAGAGAAAAAAACAATAATATTTAAAGCGGTTGATGGATACTGCATGATAACTTATATGTTTGCTAAAGATGAAAAACATGCAGTCAAGATTGCCAACGAAAGAAGAGTTCAATTAATAGCAAATAATGAATGGAATAAAAAAGGAGAGGTGAAAGATGTCTAAGACAAAGCAGAGCCCATCCTCTAACGATGGACTCGGGACTAAGCGAAACAGTGATATGCTTCTTGATTCTGCAAGAATAATAGTATCTTCTACCGATTCTGTCAAATTAATCACAGCACAAATCCGATATCAGATGCTCGTGGAGAAGATGTATAGGCAAAATGCGAGGATGAAATAATGGCTGAAGATATTACGTCGACAATTTATAGGGTAGCTTGTCAGTATTATCATTGTTCAGATGGTAATGATAAGCAATATCCAGATTGTAAAGAGAAGGATAATCGCTTGGTTTGTCCTGCACTTCCGCTCATTGATATTTATGAGGAAATTGAAAGAGAAAAAACTGAAGCCAAAGAAAAGGAGAAGTGATGGCTAAAATAGCCTTGGAACTAGCATTTGAAGCTACGGTAATCACCATGCTTTTTATATTCACCCTACTTTGGCTCATAGGCCGAATCAAAAAAAGGAGATAAAATGAATAGATACCCGCAATGTAATGATTGCAAATATTTTATTAAGCAGGAAATAAGGGATATTTGTAAGCGTTATTTTCAGGGGAGGTTTTTAAGTAAGGATACAATTACCTTTAGTGTATGTAAGTATTATAAATCAAAATGAAATTACATAAACATAAGTGGATAAAAGTCAAGCCCTCATTAGATAGTCCATTCGAGCAGGGGACTTATTTCTGGGCTTGTAAAAGATGTAAAGCAGTAGAATTTAAGAAACCTAAAAGGAGGCTTAAATGAATAAGAAAAGAAAGACTCTTGGTGATGTTATCTTTATGGACAAGGAAGGATTGGCTTCGTTATTAGATCAGGCAGCCAAACTCAGGGGTGAAAAGATGCCCTGGCATAACTGCAATATCTGTGGAGATCCATACATGGAAACAGAGCTCATCGATGATGAGGACATTGGTTATATTTGTGAAGAATGTGCGAAATCAAAGCAAGAATTGGATGATGAGCAGGAAGAGATAGAAACTATGATGAGAGAAGAGAAAAAAAGTAAGGCATTACCTTAAAGGAGGATAAATGACAATTACAAAAAATCAATTTGATAATTTTGCTAGAGATGTTTGGCAGGAAACTAAAATTGATAAAGAATGGTTTATTGATTTATTGAAGTATTTCTTACTAATTCATTTAGCAATTGAAATTAAGGAGGATAAATGACATTATTACAAAAATCAAAGCCAGAAATGGCATATCTCAAGGCTGGTCTCTATGGGGAAGCGGGAAGTGGAAAAACTTTCACAGCTTCCCAATTTGCCATCGGTCTCCATAAGTACATTAAATCCAATAAGGCAATTGCTTTCTTGGATACCGAGACAGGTTCGGATTTCGTATTGCCAAAATTCAAGCAAGATAAGATTGAACTTATGGTAGCAAAGACCAGAGCATTCGCCGACCTGCTTACAGTCGTTGATGAGGCAGAAAAAAGCTGCTCAATTCTCATTGTTGATTCTATCACCCATTTCTGGAATGAGCTCCTGGACAGCTACCAAAAGAAACACAACATAAGCCGGATCACTCTAAGACACTGGATTCCGTTAAAGCAGATGTGGCGAGAATTCACAACTCGATTCATAAATTCAAAGCTCCATATCATAATGGCTGGCCGATCAGCGTATATCTGGGATGATGTTGAAGATGAGGAAGGAGTGAAGGAGCTAAAAAAGACAGGTACAAAAATGAGAGCAGAGACAGAGATGGGATATGAACCAAGCCTACTTGTGGAGATGGAGACGGTGAGAACATCAGCGCGGACAGGTGCTAATTGGATTCATAGGGCATGGGTAATCAAGGATAGGTTCGATGTTATCGATGGTAAATGCTTCGACAATCCAGGATTCGATTCATTCCTACCGCATATTAAATCATTGAATCTCGGTGGCAAGCACAGGGCAATGGATAAAGACAGGGATTCTCAGGCTATTCTCAATAATGACAATAGAGGTGAGGCAGTATTCAGGAAAATAAAAATTATAACAGAGAAGGTTCAGAATGCAGTTTACAGAGCTTTTCCAGGACAGACTGCAAAAGATAAACTTGGAAGGATGGATTTGCTCAAGAAGGCATTCGACACAGATTCCTGGACTGCAATCACATCTATGCGGAGAGAGGATTTGGAAGTCGGATTAAAAATAATCGAAAGTGAAATAAGAAAGGAGGTAAAAAGTGAGAGAAATTAAATTTAGGGCTGAGTATCAAGGAAGGCTTTATGATGTAATGACTAGATTACCTAAGGTTATAAGACATCCAAGATACAAAGGATGGCATTATTGCAATGGTTATGTCATGCGACTGATTACAGAACATCCCTTTGCTAATAAGCGAGGGTATGTTCCTGAGCATAGGCTAGTAATGGAAGAATATCTAAGTAGATTCTTGATGCCGTGGGAAAAGATACATCATAGAGACCAAAACAGAGCAAACAATGAATTTTCTAATCTAGAACTCTTCGGCAAACAATCTAACCATGCAGAGAACCACCTGCGGGGGGAAAGAAATCCACATGGTCAATTCATTGCAAATGAACCAATTTTTAGTGACTTAAAATTCCGCCTTTATAATCAGAATACAAGAACAACAAAAATTTATACACTTGCTACTTTAATTGGGACAACCTTTAGGCGTGGACAATTCCAATTTCGAGGAAGATTTACGGGCTTAAAGGACAAGAACGGTAAGGAGATTTATGAGGGTGATGTCATTGCAATAGAAGATCATGTGAATCATGTCGTAGACTTTAAAGATGGAATGTTTATGTGGGGAAATATTAGACCATATATACCCATCCACGAAAAACTAGAACAATGTCCTTGTGAAATTATCGGCAACATCCATGAGAATCCAGATTTATTAAAATCTAAAAAGGAGGCAAAATAATGGGATTACCACCGTATGAACCTAATTTAATTCAGGAAGGTCATTATACCTTCAAAGTATCAGAGGATTATGAACAGAGGCGTGGAGAAAATGATGGGCTTTACATCATCTTTAAATTCAAGATCATCAGTAAGGATGGTTCATCAAGGAAATACAATGATATTTTCGTTCCCTGGGAAGAGAGATACAAGGATCTTCTCTTGGCTTTTGGTGCTACACCAGATGAGAAAGGAAAAGTTCATTTAGGGGATATAAATATTATTGGGAAGCAATTCGAGGCTGATATTGTCCATGTCAAAGATTCAAGGGATCCTACCAAAGTCAGAGATAAGATAGCGAATATTGTTGTCAACGATGATGTGCCACCACCTGAAGATCCAGGAGAAGAAGAGATTCCTTTTTGAGTAGATATTGTTTGACATAGAGGTTTAATTCTTATATGATTTGAATATGCTGGTAGTAAATAATGAGACATGAATTAACAGCCCTTGAACTGGTCTGCCCTAATTTTAGGGTATCCAATCGCTACCAGCAAGATCGGGGAGAGGGCTCTTCTTTTCTAAGGATGGATGATGATAGATAAAAACAAAAAAGAGGTCGAATATAATGCAGAATATTTTATTGATGATTTGACTAATTTGCTTTCTTCATTTATGAATAAAATGGATATTATGAAAGAGATGGAATTCACACTGAAACAGAAATCTCAAATTGCTGGTTTGATTTTGGGTGTAGTGACTTCATTTAATAAAATAAATGAAATGCTAAAACAATGGGGATTTTTATCATAAGGATGGATGAATGAAAAAATTATCAATGATTATTCGTTTCATTTTAACCTTTTTATTAATTTATGGGGCATACACAGAAACAGGAATATGGACAGCATTATCTTTATTTCTAATATTTATGAGTGTGGAAATTCAAAGTTATTTAATTAGGAAAAGTAATGAAAAAAAGATTTGTTGAAAGACCTTGGTTTCCGTTCTGGGCGGATAAGTGGATTTTTGGTTCTATGCGAATCGAATGCACTCTAGAAGAAAGAGCAATATGGATTGACCTCCTTGCATTCGCTTCTAAGGATGATGGTTATATTAGGGCAAATGAAACAACACCATATTTAATTCAGCAATTAGTTGGGATGCTTTTGATTCCTGAAGATAAATTAAAACCTGCTATTAAAAAATTCATAAAGTTAGATAAATTAGAAGAACCAATATCTGGAATTTATAGGATAGCAACTTGGGAAAAATACCAATTATCAGAAAGTTATAATAGGGTACAAAAGCATCGAAAGAAGAAAAAAGGGGGGAAAGCGTTACACTGTAACGAAAATGGCGTTACCAAATCATATCATAATAAACTAAATCATAATAAACTAAATAATAATACATACACCGATGAGTTTTCTCTCTTTTGGAATTACTATAACTACAAAGTCGCAAAGAAAGATGCACTAAAGGCATTTGAAGCACTTAGAAGAAAGGGTGAAACATTCGATAATATCATGGAAGCTGCTAAAGGATATTTTAATCATTTAAGGAATGAGAAGGTACATAGCAATTTTGAAAAGGCGATGATGTATCCAGCAACTTTTTTAAGGAATGAGAAATGGAAAGATTTTCTCGGAGTTAAATATAATCCACCAATGTAAGGAGGAATCATGACTGAAATACCGATTATTTGGAAAATTCTTATTTTACTTATTCTTTTACTGGTGTCCGTAATCAGCACTTTTCTTGGATGGCGTGTATTGGATTTGAGGAAAAGAGTCAAGCAGTTGCAAAAAGATAGGGATAAAGCACTTGAAGATTGGTATAGATTATTAAGAACAAAGCCCATGTTGGATGAACTTGAGAAGAAGATGATACTGAATGCGCTGAAGATGCCGGGATATAAAGCTGCCATTGATGAGCCCAGCACGCATCATCATGTGAGGAAGGCGTATCGGGAACTAAAGGAAAAGATCAAGGAAAGCTTAAGCGAATGAAAGGTTATAAACCACCACCAAAAAAGAGCAGGAGACCAAATAAGCCGACTCCTGCACCACCAAGAGTTATCAAATGCCCCCACAAAAAGACAGTCGCACTCAACGAGGAAGGACATGCCGGAGCCTATTGTTCTGATTGTGGGGAAAAATTAGAGGATGCGTGTTAGGTGTCGCATAAGATTATGTCCACTAAGGAGGTAATTAAAATGGATAGAAAGGAACTTGTGGAATGGTTAGAATATTTTTATACAAAAGATGTTAAAAAAATACCCAATCATGGCACAGCAACAGATGCATACAAGGAAATTTGGGCAATCCTAAAGAAACCCAAAGTCACCGAAGAATGGATTAAGGAGAAGTCGGAGGAATTCCTTATTAAAACAAATATATCCGTTCAGAATCCCGAAGCAGTAAAACAACAATTAAAGATAATTAAAGACTTCATCCACTCACTCATTAAGGAAAGCGTGTCGCATAAGTCATTATGTCAACTAGGGAGAACTAAGTGATTGATTATTTATTACCGTTGCTCATAATCACCTGCTTCATATGGCTATGCTATGAGATTGGAAAACAGATTAAAGAGTTGTGGTGAATTTATAAGAAGGAGGAGTGAATGAATAAGTTATCAATTATTATTGCGATTGTAGTTTTTATCATAATTTATTTTCCTTGGCTCTATTTTTATCTCAAGAGGAGGAATGAATGAAAATTACTCACATCACGAATTTTGAGACCTGGAAAACGATGGGTGAACATTACGGCTTCGATCCCTATGAACAAGTTGACTTCGGCATAGATAAGGGTGGAGGCAATAGTATGGATTATGAGTATGTGGGGGATATCCCGGAAAGGGAGGAATGAATGAGTAAATTGAATAAAGAAGAGCTTTTGGATGAACTTATAAATGCCTATGGGCATCATCCATCTTCTATTAAAAATGAACAAGCCTACCAACAAATAAAAGAGATACTACAGAATCCAGAAATTACGGAAAAAGAAGCTGATAAATTATTTGATGGAATTGACCAGATTCATTATTACATGGACAGAAAAAGAAAATTTAAACAAACACTCAAAGAGATAGGTATCCGTGTCGCATAAGAATGTCAACCAGGAGGAGTGAGTGAGTATTAAAGAACAGCCTAAATATGAAGAATACTCCAAGAGTAAGAAGAATTGCGAATTCAAGATTGGTGGCAAATTAAAGGATGGTAGGATTATTAGTGAGTTTATGGGATGGTATCTTGTAGCTTATTTTGACCCTGAATATAAAGAAGAAGCATTAGAAAAAAATAGTGTGTCGCATAAGAGAACATGTCAACTAAGGAGGAATGAATGGCTAAAATAATATCTGGCTGTTGCGGTGAAGAAGTTGCTGAAAAGTATGGGATTAATTTCTGTAAAGGGTGTGGATATCAATGTGACGCAAGAGAAGTTTCTGAGTGTTGTGAGGCAGAAATTAAGGTCCATCAGCCACCGCCCGACCATCATCCCGAGCATGGCCCACCCGACCCGATTGAATCTTGTGGTGAGTGTGGCAAGAAGGAGGAGTGAATGGAAGATATAGCACGAATGAAGACAACCCAAATATTAACAGTTATATTCATATGTAGGAAATGCGTGTCAGAAATGGAGGTTTTTAGAAAAAATGATTTCATAAAAATAGTTTGCCCTAATTGTAGGCAGACAAAAAAGTTGAAGATATTGTTTTAGAGGAGGGAAAATGAATTTATCAGAACTTATCTTGGAGAAAATTAAGCAAGATCATCAAGGTAAGGAAAATTCGTGTAAGAGAAGATATCTTTTAAATTACGCTCATTATTTTGATCCAGATTTAACAGATAGAAAATTAAGAAAAATTATTAAAACAATTCCAGTAATCTGCACATGTGAAAGAGGTTATTTTATAGCAATTTCAAAAGAAGAATCAGATTATTCAATTGAATATTTAAAGAAAAAAATTTATCCTCTTTGGGAAGATGTAAAAAATATTCAATTAGCCTATCCTCAATATTATCAAGATGAGCAGATGGAGTTATTTCAATAATGAAAAGAGATGAGAAGGGGCGAGTTTTAAGAGAACCTAGAATAGGAAAATTTTGTTTAATTTGTGGAGAAGTATTTTTTGTTCGCCCGAAACGAATAAAAGCTAAATTTTGTTCAAAGAAATGCCAAGGGAAATATTATTCTGGGAAAAATAATTATTTCTATGGAAAAAAGATGATTCGTTCTCCTGAAATGATTGAAGCAATAAGAAAGAAGATGGTTGGATTAAATAATCCTAATTGGAAAGGTGGGAAAAAGCTTAAAAATACTTGTAAACAATGTGATAAAATATTCTTCACTCATCCATCTCGGTCAAGGTCATTGTGTTCACTATTATGTATGGGAAGTTGGCAAAGTGAAAATAGGAGGGGAGAAAATCATCCAAGTTGGCAGGGAGGACTTACACCAAAAGTATTAGAGAGGGTTAATTCAAGGGAGTGGAAAACATTAAGATTGAAAATATATAAAAGAGATAATTATACATGTCAGAAATGTGGAAAAAAGAATATACGATTATCTGCCCATCATATAATCCCATTCCAATATAGTCTGTGTGATAAATCTTTTAATTTAATTACTCTGTGCCAATCTTGTCATGGCAAGGAGGAGTTTTTATTCAAAAAAGAAAACGAAGAATTGTACTGTCTCTTAAATCAATGGAAGGCAATTAGAAAAGAATTTCCTGGATATAAAAATAAGGAATTATTCTAATGGGACGCCATCTAAATAAAGAAGATTATGCAAAACGAGCCAAGAGGATAGTGGAATTGAGAGATAAAGAGGGGCTACAATTTACAGAGATTGCAAAAAGGATGGGCATCCTGCAGGGAGTTGTTGAGTATTCTTACCATAAGTCGAAGAGGGAAAAATGAATAAACTTATCCCTTTTCTTTTATTAAGTTCGTTAGGTGAGATTTTTAAAAGAGATAATGTTCAAAAGATTGCAATAGATTCATATCCCGTAAAACAGCCAAAACAAAGCATGCAATTATCCAAACAGCAAACTCAAAAGTTAAAAGGAAAAAAGGCAAGGAAAAACAGAGGAAGGAAACGGACATGAAAAACATCCTGGCCATCGATCCTGGAATTCATTGCGGATGGGCAGCCAATACAGAGGGTTCTGTGAAAAGTGGAGTGCAGAACTTTGAATTAAAGCGTGGCGAAGGGTCTGGGATGCGACTGCTGAGATTTGAGAATTGGCTGAGGGATATGATCTGGCTAGTCAAGCCTGAAATTATAGCCTATGAGGCACCGCATATAAGATGGGCAAGGGCAGCGCAATCATTGCAGGAGATGGTGGCGGTCATCCAGCTCTATTGTGAGAAAAATAAGATAAAGAAATATGTGCCAGTAGAGCCAAGCGTGGTCAAGAAATACGCTACCGGAAAGGGCAATGCGAACAAAGAGATGATGCTCAAGGAGGCACAAAGAAGATTCGGCGATCATATCCAAAGCCAAGACGAGGCAGATGCTCTATTAATTTTGGCTTGGGCTAGAGAGGAATATGGGAAATGAACAACAACACAACAACTTTCAAAGAAGGACACACCCCCTGGAATAAAGGATTAAAAGGAACTCACTTTTCGCCCGAAACAGAATTTAAAAAAGGTCACAATCCAACAAGCTTTTGTGCCATCCTCGGAACAATTAGATTCCGAAAAACAAAAAGAGATAATCGCATTAGAAAGTTTATAAAAATTGCACATCCAAGCTTATGGGAAGAATATGCAAAGAACCAATGGAAAAGATATTTTGGATTTATTATCAAAGCAGATATTATCCATCATAGAAACGGAAACTCTCTTGACGATAAAATAGAAAACCTAATTGCAATGCCAAGGGCAGAACACCCAAAATATCATAGCCGATGGGGACTTCGGTCTATTGCAGAAAAGGATTTACTACGCCTTAAAGATAGGTATACCAGGATAGCCGAGAAAAGATTAGCGCAGGGGGTGTTATGATTAAACACATTTTAAGATGGCAGTTCTTCCTCGGTATCTTTATCGGTCTCATTTTCGGTGCTGTTCTGGCAACTTTCTTTTATGTGAAAAATATCGATGTGGCTGGGATAAGAGAAGACCATGAATACCTGAGAAAGCAGTATGAGATGTTGAAAAAAGAACAGGTGATCAGCGATAATATCTCAGATTATATTGACAGGGCTAAAACTATAATGGAGTGGAATGAACAGGCTATAGTAAAGCCTGAAAATAAATAAGGAGGTAAAACATGATTGATTTAACAATTGCAGAACAAATCTTAGCAGTAGGCTTAGGTCTTGGTTTTGGCGTGGTAGGGTTGACGCAGCAGTTAAAGAAATGGACTGAGGCTCTATTCAGGGTATCCTGGAAATACCTGGGACAGACACTTTCGTTTCTAGTCTCTGCTGGCGCTTCAGCTCTTTTTGTCTCGGCTCAAGGTTGGAGCTTGAAGCAGTTCATCATCTACACAGTTCTGGTGTGGATGCTAGCTAACGGCTATTTCAAGGTGAAGAAAAGCCCCGCAGATCTTCTGTAACTATCAAGGGATGGAGGGTGGGCAAATTAAAATGGAACACTATAGAAATCGACACTGGTTGAAACAGAAATATCTGATTGACAGATTCTCCTCCGATGAGATAGGTGATATGTGTGCAGTGAACAGTCGAACAATCAGGTATTATCTTAGAAGATTTGGAATAAAGCTAGAACAAAACATTATAATGACGAAAGATATCCATGTCATTCTTCCTGATTGCCTTCATGAAAATCTTAAAAGACATTGCAGACACAGGAAAAAGACTACCATATCTTCAATAACTAGGATGGCTTTAATTGAGTTTCTGATGAGAAATAATCTTAATTTCTATAAGGAATAAATCAAATTCCTTCTTGACATTAAAGATATCATACCCTATGTTATTTAACAAATGCCTAGTTCTGGATCTAATCTATTACTGGAATCATACTACCGCGCCAAAGCTGTCGAATATATCCAGCACTGGATAGGCACACCCTATTCGTGGGGTGGCGACGATTTTTCAGCCTTTGATTGCTCTGGGCTAGTCGTCGAAGTCCTCAAATCCATCGGTAAATTCTATGACCATGAGGACTATTCTGCCAATGGGCTCTATCTAAAATATAAAGATAACGAGGTCACGCCTGCTTTTGCGGGATGTCTCGTATTCTGGTTCAATAAAGAGGGGAAAGCCGTTCATGTCGCCATGATGATATGCAAGTATTTTCTTGTTCATGCGTCCGGTGGTGGATCGTCAGTTAAAACCATGAAGGATGCCATAGACAAGAATGCCTACGTCATGATGAGGGAACTCAAAAAGGTGGCGAAATTCAGGAAGGGTCATTATGGCCAGGACTACAAGGTTGTAGACCCTTTCGAGCCTAAAAAAAAATAATGAGTGACATATTCAAAATCCTCACAGAGCTTTTCAAGATATTTAGACGTGCCTTTTCAGAGGCGAAAAAGAAAAAGAACGAAGAGGAGATAGGCGATGTTAAGGAAGCAATCGAAAAAACCGATTTAAATAAATTGAGAGATGAAATTCTCGGTCACAAATAGAGGAAAATTATGACAGAAGAAGAATTAATTCAAAAAATATTAAAACGTCGGGAGTATATTCATGAATGGAGAAATAGACCAGGGTATAAAGAAAAAGAAAAGCAAGCAGGTCACAAGAGATATATGGAAAACAAAGAAAAGGTGCTTAAACAATCAAAACTATGGCAACAAAATAATCGAGAAAAAACAAGACAATATAGCAACGCATACAGAGAAAAGCATCCTGAACATCAAAAGAATTGGATAAGAAAGAATCCCGTTAGATATTGGGCTTATGGAACACTTTCATGTCATAAAAAAAGAGGATATGAAATCAAAATAAGTAGAGCAGAATTAGAAGAAATTGGCAAAAAAACCCTGACTTGTCATTATTGTGGTGTTGAGTTAGATTATTCACCCCTTAAAGGAAAGCAAGCAAAAAATTCACCTTCTTTAGACCGAATAAATAATGGAAATTTAATAGTTAAAGAGACGATTCAAATAATCTGTCAAGACTGCAATAGAACAAAGTCAGATAGGACACATTTAGAGTTTATTGAATATTGTCAGCAAATAACAAATAAGTTTGCGAGTTTATAATGAAAAGACCATTAAAAACAATTAGCTTATTTATTTTATGCGTGATTCTGTGCTTAACCGTAAATAGCTGCTCATTTATTAAACCGTTATTAGAGATACCTGAGATGGGAATACCTCTCTTTGATGTGCTGAAGCCAGGAGTGGAGGTTGATATCCTGAAGATAAATGAGGATGGCACAGTCGTTGTTACGGCCGAGTTTATGGTCTGGGTGGTGGAACTTAAGCAGGAGATACAACGCCTGAGAGATAAGGTTGAGGAAGAATGGCAAGAAAATTAAAGTTTGATCTTCATACAGGAATCGCTTTTCTTATTTGGGCAGCACTACTGACCTTTGCTTATTATAATCCAAATCCTCAATTCCAAAACTATGCAATTTGGCTCACTGCAGGACTGACGGCATATACAGGCAAGAGGCTTTTCCAGAAAAAGAAAGAATTCATTGGGAAATAGGGGGATGTGATGGAAATAAATCCATTAACGATAGTTGCTGTAGTAGGTGTAGCAAGCCTGCTTATAGAGAGAGTCTTTTATTATAGATCGCTGTATCGTAGGAAGAATAACAATCCTGGCAATTATGGTGTGAAGATAGGGAAGCTTGAGACAGAGGTTGAGAACATCAAGGAGGATATAAGGGAGATAAAGAGAAGGCTGAATAGGAAATGAAATTAGAGAATAATCAACATGAAAGAAAAATATGATTTAGATGAAGGCGAAAGATTCGTAGGCATTAATGTTGGAATTATTGAGTTCTTATGGTGGATTCCATTTACATTAATTTTAGTAATTTTATCTATATTATTTTAGGAGGCACTATGAAACATTTTTTATGGCGACTTTTAGGTCGTAGGTTTTGGATTAAGTTGAATTCTCATTACAAGTCCAAGGGTAATGAGCGTTATTCAGAGTGGGAGCAGAAAAAAGACACAATTAAAAATCACTACATCTATGGGTTTCATAAAGCCCTTAATGTTGAATAGGAAATGAATCTTTAGGGAAAAAAGTGAATAGCATAGCATTAGACAAATCGAATTCGTTGCTTAGAAGCTATCTTAAGAGGTTGAATTTCAGATGAAGCTGAAAAATGCTAAACATGAATGTTTTTGTCAGGAATACATCATCGATCTTAATGGTGCTAAGGCAGCAGAGCGTTCTGGATACAGTAAGAAGACAGCAAGGACTCAAGCTAATCAACTCTTGACAAAACTTGACATCTCAAAAAGAATTGCAGAACTTAAAGAGATAAGAAGCGAACGGACTGTCATCACTCAAGATATGGTTTTGAAGGAATTAAAGATATTGGCTCAAAGCGATATCCAAGATTATCTTGAAGTTGTGAAACAATATCCAGGTAGTGAAGATGGAAGGTTAAAGCTCAAAATGTTTGCTGAGATGAAAGGCAATGCAACAAGAGCAATAAAGAGTATATCAGAGCATATCACAAAAGATGGTATTCAATTGAAATTCAAG